ATAATAGGTTGCGTGTAAGCTGCTAGAGGAGCCTTACCATTGAAGTAGGCTTTAGTGGCTAGTTTTACACCTTCTTTACCTCGCCACGTTTCAATGTAGCGGTTATCAGCAATTTGAGAATCAACTAGCTCAGAGATAGTGTACTTCTTGTTAAACAAGTAAACAGCGGGATCGTCATCTAGTTTAGTTGTTAGACCTCCAAATAGCTTACCACGGTCAGCACTACGGTTGAACATAAGAGTACCGAGATCTTGGACAGCGTTAATTGTGAATTTGCGCATCACAGAAGTAGGTTTTAGCCATGCTTCACCTGTTTGGTTATACCTACCAAAGGTTTGACGTAAAACATCAGTAATTACAGCCCTTTGGTTAATAGAAATATCTCTACCTAGTTCTTTAACAAACTTAGCAATAAACTCTTTTTGAGGTTTTTCTAACAAGTCACTATCGGCTACACGAGCTAAACGCTCTGCGAGGATTTCTGGTTCTTGTATCTGTAAATGACGACCTGCACCACTTGTGTAGTCAGCACCTTCTGCATTCATAACAGAGCCTTCACGGCTACTTTTGAATGACCTACGGCTACCTTGCTTCTGAGATAAGGAGTTGCCTTTAAAATCAGTTAGAGCTAAGGCTTGAGCGTTCTCTGCGGCATCATTCTTAAAGTGAGCACGTAGAGTTGCAATGTTAGCATTAGAGCCCATTAACTCTTTTGGAGTCGAAAAGCCTAAAGTAATGTTGCTTTCGTTCTGAGCAGTAGGCCGTTTTACTGTTTGATTAGCACGACGCATAAGACCCATGAGAGACAGAGCCTTACCAATAGGTGATACAAACTCATTCGCTTCTAACTTACCTTGTTGGAATAACTTTGCTTGGCGTTCACCACCTAACATCTTAGTCTGAACCGAAGTACCTTGCCCACGAAGCCAGTCAGAGTAGCTTTTTATCTTAGCTACAACACCTGTTAGTTCGGAGTTTGGAATGTTATTCAAGTTTCTAGGCTTTATGTTCTTTGAGTTTAACGCTAGAAGGTCAGCCTTTTCCTTTACAACAGGAACCATAATAGAACGACAGTTAAAATGTAGAGGAGGTTGATAACGAGTATCACCAAGCTTGTAGACTTTACCGTTGTGGAAGCTACAGATAGCGCTAGTACGTCCATCAAGAATAGCTGTAAACATAAACCCTTGAAGGATTTCTTTGTTCGCATCCATGACCTGATTTAAGGCTTGGGTCTGTACACTAGTCATCGAGGTTCTTGTCAGGGTTCTTGCTTGATGCTCTGTGATCTTGGTAGTTCTTAGAACATCTTTTATAATTTCATCTTGAGATAGCCCTTTTGCTAGGCCACCTTTAACTTTAGTTTGAATACGCACTAACTCACCTGAAGAGATATTAGCTAAGTTGCCATTGACTGTCCTGACACCTTTAATGTTAGGACCAGTGATTTCAGCAAGAAGCGCCTTAGTAGTGGGCTTCTGAGTACGATAGAATTTCTTGATTTCAGCGTCGATGTTGTTCTTGTGAAAGGATTTCTCAGCAGAGAATAGCCCTTCTAAACTTCCGTTGACGGAACCTTTTAGTTGTTTACCAAACCGAGTAATCTCTGGCTTGACATCACTACGGATGTTCTTTGTAAGAATAGCACGTAGGTTCTTTCTGTGTTGTCCTAGTATTTTTCGTTGAGCGGCTTGCTGCCCGTTCTCGAATAAGCGTACGTCACCGGAGTGATCAATAATACGATCGAAAATCTTTTCATTAATAGACATAGAGTATCCTCATTACTTCATTCGTGAGAGTTGTTTAATTGAACCGAGTCCCCATACGGTGAACTTATTACACACTCAATCGTGTCGGTATAATTGTTATTGGCAAGGGTGGAAAGAATCGAACTCTCGGCTCGAGGATTTGGAATCCACGGCTCTACCACTGAGCTACACCCCTACATTTGTTATGGAGGAAAGAGGAGGAGTCGAACCCCACACGTTACCGTGACCCAGTTTTCAAGACTGGTCGCAGGACCAACCCCGCTGCATCACTTTCCTTAGTTGGCTCTCAATACAGGGCTCGAACCTATATCAACCGATTAACAGTCGGACGCTCTACCATTGAGCTAATTGAGAAAATAGTCTGGGCGCTAAAACCTAAAATAGGTCGTTTTACAAAGCTTAACCTCCCCAGCGAGGGTAGTCCGTGGTTGTTTTATATAGCGACCTCACTAGCCGCTTATTATACTACACTACGGTAGGGCTTGCACCTACGCTTTGGCTTCTAAAAAGATGCCCCAAAAAGACCTGTTGCGGGCAGTATAGATATAATATTGGTGCTACAACGAAGTCTCGAACTCCGGACCCCTTCATTACAAGTGAAGTGCTCTACCGCTGAGCTATTGTAGCAAAGACACCCCAATTAAGGGATGCCTGTATTTGGTGTTAGTTATGGAATTGAACCAATTAATAACGTGTCATGACGCCTGTGATGACTGTGTTACCCGTAAGCCTACTCTAACTTATTTATCGTCTAACTTGACGGTATCTTCTTCTGAGGCTGGATTAGCGACCAAAGGGTCTACCTGAATAGCTGCAATAGCTTCTTCATCATCATAATCAGCAGGGAGGAAGTCGTTAAACTTAGCAATAGTAACGAAAGTATCACGGGAAATAATACCAGACTGGTACCATTCAGCAACAAGACGCATAGCACCTTCTCCACCAACAGTGGCAGCAAAGTCAGAAGACAAGTTAAAGGTAATATCGTTACCTGTTGTTTCTAAGTTGTACTTCCAGTTAATCATAAAGGAAAGGATTTCCTGGATCGTACCGGAGATCTTTGCGTTAAGTGTACCTAGCTGTGCTGTCTGAGAAGCGTTACGGATTTCCAAGGCAATACCTGAAGCTGCTTGTTCTGGGGATAGCATACGAATACCCATCTTAGCCATTTCACCGACAGTTGCTTCAATAGCACGGTCCATGTCTGCAAGAGCACCTGTAGGTGTTTCTAGAACAGTGATGGTTTCATCTTTACGAACACGCAACCAAGTACCGAGACCAGCGTTAACTAGCTCTGCAAACTCTTCATCAGTCATATCAGACTGTACGACAGGAGTATAAGTAGCGGCACCCATTAACAAGTGGTTACGACGAGATACTTTATTGTATAGCGCAACTTCACGATCAATGAGAGGCATCAGGACTGGTTCTACTGCGTCTAGTTGACCATTCAAAGGCCAAGCAGGGATAATACTTAACCGCTCACCAAACTTTTGAGGGTAAGCTGTATCGTACTTCTCAAAGCCACCATCAACAGAATCTTCATACTCTTGAGAAATTTCACCGTTAAGCGCATTGACTTCGTGATTGCCAGAGTTTTTCCGGTAGTAGTCAATAACTAGCTTACCTTGATCATCAAGATAGTGATCAGCAACAGTATCAATATAGTTAGGGTGCCAAGGGTTGTTCTCAGTGTATTCTTCAGAAAGATAACGAGTAATAAAACGACTAAGAACCTTAACCCTTGTGATAGGGTGGGTCTTGACTTGAGTGTTAATTACATTCTCTGCCTGCATCAATACAGGGTAAGGGGAAATCATATCTCTTTCTTCAGTAGACATTGATTCTAACTCTTCATCGGAGATAGATGGACGATCAACATACACCCAAGCCCTAGAAGTTTGTAGCTCTTCCCAGATAGCAGCATCCAAGAAGTTAAACATTGAAGCACCATCTAAGGTCAAGTCTTTGGTTAACCAGTCTTCAGCACCTTCAGGGATATCATCTGGAAGGGTCATCTCTGAGGGTTTACGAAGTAAAGCACTAATCAGAACACGAGCATATTGAGTAGTAAGGCCGGGCAGTTCTGCTTCTGACTTATAAAAGTCATACTGTGCTTGGCTCATACTAGGACTGAAGGGAAGTAAAAGATTGTTATAATCAGGTTCTAGATACTCATCGTGAGCCTTAGCATGATCTTGTCCCTGTAGGATAGCTCTTGCCTTCTTCCACATTGGCTTTAAAGATTGGTAGGAAGCAGAAGGTGTTTCTACTCCTGTTTTGTTTGTATTAGCTGCTGTCTTAACTAGAGCCATTAAAGTACCTCATTCATTATGTATGGGGCAAGTAGCCCTTCTAAGTTTGTTCTTTATCAATTATACTAAAATATACTACATTCAAGAGAATACTTAAGGATAATTATTTATTGTTGAAAGTTATAGGGACAGCTGGGGGTCATTATTTGCGGGTAATTTTGTTCCTTGTTTTGATGGAGAAACTTCTTCAATTGACTGAGTGTCGCTGTTGTAAACGAAGAAACTCACATTGTTTGAGATCAGGAAGTTCTTAGGGTTGAAATGAAGCCAACCTTCAAACTTAGCCTGCATACGCTCCTTCCGCTCTGGCAAGGTATCCCGACACAAAGTTAAAGTTTTGTACTTGGCGTCTAGGAGGTACTGGTTAGACCGATAGGTCTCATCTGTTACAGGGCACCAACCAGCTTGACAAATACCATAATCACAACGATCAGCTGTACGCTTCAAATCCCAAGTGCCTCGTAAGAACACAATGTTAAGTTCAAAACCCATCCAAGGTTGAATGAAAGCTCGCATCAAGTGAGCGTTACGTTGCCCATCATCTGTACCTTCTTCTGGGAGAGGGTCGGTAGAATATCCAGAGACAAAGATATCAATGTCTTTGAAAGCAACTCCCCGGTCAGTATCACGGAGTGCTCCACCGATAAAAAACCAAGTACGGTCAGGGTAGGCCCCTGCCATAAAGAGTTGGGCGGCTCG